TGATGAACGTTAATATTACAGAAACTTATATAAACGAGAATATCGAATCCATTTATCTCTTCTTTAAACCCCAGGTTGAAGGAAAAGGAATGCAGCTTCTCTTTAAAAACACCTTGCCGGCAAAAGAAGCCATTATTAGAACAGACAATGAAAAAGTCTATTCAATTCTCACCAATCTTGTAAAAAATGCCATTAAATTCAGCAATGAAGGGACAATAGAATTTGGCTATATAAAAAGGGGTGAAACCCTTGAATTTTACGTGAAAGACACAGGTATTGGGATTCCAAAAGACAGACAGGATGTCATTTTTGAGCGTTTTATACAGGCTGATATTACCGATAAAAAGGCATTTCAAGGAGCAGGATTGGGCTTGTCAATTTCTAAAGCCTATGTGGAAATGCTTGGCGGAAATATTTGGGTGGAAAGTGAAGTTGGCATTGGCTCCATATTTTATTTCACATTACCATATAATGCTGAACCGGAAGAAAAAAAAGTTGTTGGAAAATCCATTTCTGCAGAAGACAAAGAGAATGAGATTAAAAACCTTAAAATATTGATTGCCGAAGACGATGAAACATCATGAAGCAACCCGACAAATCCGAGAATTCAACAAAGATGTTGTCATAATTGCGCAAACAGCTTATGGACTAACTGGCGACAAAGAAAAGGCAAAGGATGCAGGATGCAACGATTATATCGCAAAACCCATTAACAAAGGGGAATTACTTTCACTAATACAAAAGTATTTCAAGAATTAATAGCAAAAAGGCTAACCGCTTCATTTAGAGCAGTTAGCCTTTTTTGGTCGTGATCCCGTGGAGACTTGAAATACGCATTAAGATGGTATTGTGTGCATTACCCACATAGGCCACTTCCCTCCATTTCAGAGGGGTTCCGAGAGTTTGTACGCCAAATATAATCAATGCAAATCAGTTACGTTTAAAGTTCGTGGACAATTGGTGGACAAAAATAAAGAATGACTATCTTTGTCCGACAACAATTTTCAAGTATGGCTACAATCACTTTGAGTCTGTCTGCCAAGACGGATGAGTTACAGCGTTCAGGGATCCTGATTCGTTTTTCTGCAAGTTCCACCCAAAGGCACAGAGTAAAGTCGGGCTTGTTTGTGTCCTCTAAAAGATGGACAAAGAAAAACGAGATTTCTATTCCAAAGATTGAGAATGCCGAACGTACAGAGTTGATAACTTTGAGTGAAAAACTCAACCGCCTGATAAAGTTTATCCTGAAAGCATACGAGTCCTCTGACAAGTCTATATTGACTAAGGAGTGGCTTGAGACTACCATTGATAAGTTTCACTTTCCTGAAAAGTACATTCTAGCCGATGAAGTTGGTCCTACCATCCATGTTCTGTTCGATGAGTTTGTCAGCAAAAAGAAGGTGTCATACGATAGGATCAGGCAAATCAATGTTTTTGGTCGGTCATTGAAAAGGTTTGAGATGTACAAGCAAAAGACAGACAAAAGCTTTGTACTCGATGTTGAGACTATGAATGAAGACACATTGTCGGAATTTGAGACATTCCTGAAGAAAGAACACGAAACGTCCAAATTGTACCCCGACATCTACAAGAGAGTTCCTGAATCAAGAAAACCCGAACCGAGAGGACAGAACACCTGTAATGGCATAATGAAGAAGTTCAGATCATTCATCAAATGGGGGAATGATACAGGCCGTTTCAAGAACAATCCTTTCGTACATTACACAATTGTCGAAGCTGTCTATGGTACGCCTTACTACATAACAATAGAAGAAAGGAATAAGCTGTACAAGCATGATTTGTCAGAAAGGCCGGCCCTTGCTGTTCAGAGGGATATTTTTGTATTCCAATGCCTGATTGGTTGCAGAATTGGAGACTTCTACAGAATGACGAAAAATAATCTGATAGCCGGTGCCGTCGAGTATATTGCCAGCAAGACCAAGGAAGGGAACCCTGTTACTGTCAGAGTGCCGTTGAACGCTATGGCAAAGGAAATATATGAAAGGTACAAAGACGATGATAGAGAGAAGCTGTTTCCGTTTATCTCTGAGCCAAGGTACAATGATGCCATCAGGGATGCTTTCGCGCTTGCTAAGTTGACGAGGATTGTTACTGTCCTGAACTCCACGACAAGAGTGGAAGAAAAACGCCCTCTGAACGAAGTGGCAAGCAGTCACATGGCTCGAAGGGCATTTATTGGTAATCTGTATAAGCAAGTCAAGGATCCAAACCTGATAGCGCCAATGAGTGGTCACGTTGAAGGCAGCAAAGCTTTCGCAAGGTATAGGGAGATTGACGAAGAGATGAAGAACGAGTTGGTTGATATGCTACTTTGAGTCGCTTTCGAACATACCGCCCACCCCTGTCATTAGCCACTTGGCCGAAACACCGAAATCCGAAATCAAGGCAGCCATCCAAGACATCTGAAACATGTCGCTTTTTGGATTCTTTTTGACGTTGTACATTGCACGACGGTCAAAGCCATGGGCATTCGTGAAGGTGGCAACACCTCTGATTTTTTTGTTTGCTACTACAAGATCAAGTGCTTCGTAATATCTTTCGATAACTTTAACGCTGTTCAGGTCATTCATTGGTGTACTTGTTTAAATGTTCGAGTTCTGTCAAATAGTCCTTCAGATTTTCGTCCTCACTGCCTGTGAGTGTGAAAACCTTGTCGAGTTGGATTTTTGCATCCAAAACTTCCTTGGCAAATTCACCAGGAGATAGGTTCTGTTCGATAGCTGCTTTATACAGCATGAGTAATTTTGAAAGTTGGGTGTTTTCCATCATTTTTTATTTCTAGTACGACAACCACAGTTTAGTATTTCGTTTGTAAGATTAAAAATTTCTTCGTCCTTTTGCTTTATGACAGCATCCTTGTCAAGTAATATCTCAGTTAATGTCTTTATCTGATCCTGTGAATTATAGAATAGCTCTATAAGTTTATGAAAAGCATCTATTCCTTGTGTCGAGGATAAATCCGACTTTGCTAATGGTTTTTCCATTATTACACTTTCATAGTCTTCAGGAGAAAAGAACCATTGAGGAGAAACCCCAAATTCCTTGAAAAGCACCTCAGATTTAGACAAAGCGAGAAACGCCTTGTTTGATTCACAGAGAGAGTAGAACGATTGAGCTAATCCCAATTTATCCGCAAACTCTTGCTGAGTAAGCCCCATTTTTTGCCTTATAGACTTTAATCTACCGCCGAAATCAATCATTTCTGTATAAGTTAAATTATGGACTAATTTGTATAATATATATTGAATAATGATATTATATAATTTATTATCATTATATTTACATGTTCCTACTATGCTACTAAGGTAAAGATAGGTAAAAGGTGTGGTATTCTCACACATTTATAGTAATAACTTATAAAAATGACATTTGAAAGCTATGAACAAGACATTGACAAGTTTCTATGAGGGGCTGCCCCACGCTTCAGCCCCTAAGACGGAGTTCATTAAAAAGATAGCAGACCGCTGTGGCATTGATGCCGGAACTGTCCGTTTGTGGGTAAAAGGCAAGACGAAGCCTGGCAAGTCTGAGTTTCTAACCATTCTGTCGGAGGAGACCGGCATCGAAGTAGAAAGGCTGTTTGTATGAAAGAACTGTTTTCCAATCCTACCTCTGGGGAAGCGATGTATCGGGAAGTAAGTGAGGATTCTGTCAGGCCCCTTACCGAAGAAGATACCGATATTATTGAGGACATTCTCGAACATAGCAAAACCTTTTATCCTGAGCAGTACAGCGCTTTAATGAAAGCCTATGCTAAAAGTTCCGCAAACCAAGGTTACTACCATTTTCTTATGGCAAGAAGGGTAATAAACTGCTGTATCGGCATCGAAAAACATCAGCCAATACTTCCAACAGGAAGAAGGCGTTACGGGCCTATCGCCTGCCCAATGAAGTCTGAGTGCAAGTATTTCAAAACCATCTGCCAACCGAAGTTCAGCTGTGAGTTGAGCAACAGGGAGCTGGAGGTAATGAAATTGTACATCATGAGCATCCCTACCGAAAGCATCGCAGACCAGCTGTACCTTTCAATCCATACTGTCCGTAACCACAGACGGAATGTCCTTTCGAAGTTGAACCTTCACTCGATGGTTGAGTTTCTGAATTTTGCACATGAAAATAAACTTTTTGAATAGATCCACAATGAATAACGAAATACTGAATTACAATTGGATTACTAGTTTTGAAACTGCAAATGAAACCATGACACACGATTTCCCGAATGGGATGAAGGTGGTCCTGAATTTCAAGCTGAACCTGATTAACACGCTGAAAGATGGAAAGGTTGTCGCTAAAATCGACTTCACTGAGGATTCTTTCACCCTTGCTGATTACGAAAGAGTATTGATACTTGTTGCTAGAGCCGACCAACAGCTATGATTGATAATAGCAAACCATTATTTATGTTGACAGTTGGTGAATTTCTCGAAATGACAGCTGTACTGACCAAACCTGCTTCAGTAGTTCAGACTGCAGAAGAAATGTATTTTACTCCCAATGAAGCCCTAGGCTATTTGTTGGCGAAAAACATCAAGTTGAGCCTTACTACCCTTTACAGATGGAGAAAGGACAACGTCCTTAGAGCTGACAAGATTGGCGGCTTGCTTACCTACAAGAAAAGTAATTTGGATTTGTTTATAAACCATAAAAAAGATCAGGAATGAAAATGTATCTCAAAAGGATGACCTTGACCAATTTCAAAGGTATTGCGAATGCGACCTTTGATTTTGATAGCAAGGAGTCCTTTATTCATGGAAGAAATGGGTCAGGAAAGACCTCGCTTAATGATGCCGACCTTTGGTTGAAGTTTGGCAAGGATCACCTGGGCAGGAATGACTACCAGCTGAAGAAGTATAAATCAGACGGAGAGATTACCCACCGTCTGGCTTGTGAAGTTGAGGGTGTGTACGACATCGATGGTGTCGAACTACTATTAAAACGTGTGTACAAGGAAAAATGGGTGAAGCCAAAAACTATGATTGAGGAAGTATTCGAGTCAAACATGACGGAGTACTACATTGACAATTGTGAAGTCAAGAAGTCAGAATACGATGCCAAGATTGAAAGCCTTTGTGACCAACAGCGTTTCAGGGTTATAACCAACCCTTCTTACTTCCCAAGTTTGAAGCCTGATGCCCAACGTGACATTCTGTATTCGATGGTTTCTCTTTCCGATGATGATATTGCCGGTAAGAATGCAGACTTCAAGAAACTGCTCCTTGATGCTTCCGGTGCATCCTTTGAAGCTTTCAGGAAAACCATCAATGCCAAGAAGTTAAAGCTGAAAAACGAACTCGCAGACCTTCAGCCACGAGTAGATGAACTTGTCCAGCACATGCCTGAGATGCCCAATCTGAAAGCCATTGAAGCGGACATCGAAAAGAAGAAAGCTCGCTTGGTAGAAATCGAAAGTGAGTTGAGTGACATTGCCACAAGAATGAGTTCAGCCAACAAGGGCAGGATGGAATTCCAAGGCAAGATAAACGAACTGAAGTTGAGTCTTCAGAAATTCGGCTTTGATGAAGAAACCAAACGGAAGGAAGCTATTGCTTTAGTCCGGACTGGCCTTGCAAAAATGCAAGAAACGAAGACTGAAGCAGCCCGAACCAACAACAGCAAAGCAATTACTAAGCACAATCTGACATCAGAGAAAGTGGCCCTTGAACAAGACCTTGGGATCTTGAGAACGGAGTACAAGAAAATAAATGCTGAATCGCTTGTCTTTCCTGATGGTACATTCGATTGCCCTACCTGTAAACGTCCTCTTGATATTTCAGACATTGAAAGCAAGCAGGCTGAACTTACCTCGAACTTCAATACTGCAAAAGCAAAAAGGCTGACAACGAATATTGGTGGTGGCAAAGGAAAGGTTACAAGAGTTGCTGAAATCGTTGAAGCTTTGAGATTGCTCGAAGAAACACCTGACATCGACATCTTAGAAATGGAAGATGCCATGCTGAAGGTGGCAACTACCCTTTCTGAACTTCAGGCAGCAATCGGAGACTACAAGATGTCCGATGGTTATTTGACTCTTGAAAAGGAGATAGAAGACCTTCAGGCTGACCTTGATGCACCTACTCAGGAACAGACCACCGATGATATCAAGGCTGAGAAGGTCTCTGTCGGAAATGAAATAGATGCCTTGAAAAGTAAGATTGCCCTGAAGGGAGTCATTCAAAACACTAACACTCGGATAAAACAGATCCAAGGGATGATTACCGATGCAAGCCAGCTGATGGCTGACCTTGAAAAGCAGGAGTTCACTATAAAGAACTTTGAATTTGCCAAAAGTACGGAGTATCAGAAACGTATCAATGAAATGTTCAAGTTCACCAAGTTCCGATTGTTCAAGCAACAAGTCGATGGACAGATTGTACCTGACTTTGAATGTATGGTCGATGGTGTACCCTATGGAACGCTGAACAACGCCATGCAGATAGGAGCCGGACTTGACATCATTGATGCCATCTCAAGGTTTTACAATGTGTTTGCACCGATTTGGCTAGATAACCGCGAGTCAATCACTTCTATTCCTGAAATGGATGCTCAGATTATCAACCTAGTCGTTGACAAGGGATACAGCGAACTTGAAATTGTTGAGCATTGACAACCATTAACACTTCTATGTGCCTGTATGTGTGGTTATTACACACACTTTGACTATCTTTATATAACACTAAACCAAAAACGATTATGGAACAAACAGTTGCAAAAAGAGGTATTGACGTACTGAAGTCAGTAATGAATGCACCCTCAATTCAGGAACAGTTTAAGAATGCCTTGAATGAAAATTCAGGTGCATTCGTGGCCTCGGTCATCGACCTCTACAACAGCGACAATTCGCTTCAGAGATGCGATCCCAAGGCAGTAGTTATGGAAGCTTTGAAAGCTGCCGTCCTAAAGTTGCCTATCAACAAGGCTTTGGGTTTTGCTTACATTGTCTGTTTCAACAACAATGTTAAGCAAGCAAACGGCTCATGGCTGAAAGTGCCTACCCCCACATTCATGCCCGGATACAAAGGCTACATACAGCTGGCCATGAGAACCGGTTCGTACCGCACCATCAATGCTGATATCGTTTATGAAGGCGAAGTCAACAAGGTGAACAAACTCTCAGGAGAAATCAATTTTGACGGAGAAAGGGTTTCCGATAAAGTCATCGGTTATTTCTGTTACTTCGAGCTGCTGAACGGATTCAAGAAGACGTTCTATTCGACTGTTGAAGAAATGGCAAAACATGCTAAAAGGTTTTCGCCTGGCTTGAAGGGTGATGCAAAAACAACCGTTGAAAGTCTGATCAAGCTTTCCAATTCCAATTTGGAATCTTCTGCTGTTGGTTGGACAGGAAACTTTTCTGATATGGCCTTGAAGACCACTATCCGACACCTGTTGAGTAAGTACGGCTATCTGTCTATTGAGATGCAGACAATGATCTCGAATGATGAAACGCATACCACCCGTGACAATGAGATCGATAACCTTGAGAACAAGAATATCGATATCACTGATGTTGCTTTTTTCCCTGTTGATGGAAATGAAAGTAAGCAAACAACCTTTGATGATGCTGCTCCCAAAAAGGAAGACCTGCCCTACTAATGGAGTTGATCGTCCTTGGAAGCAATAGCGCAGGTAACTGCTACGTCCTTCAGGATGATACAGAAGCATTGATCATTGAAGCAGGGGTTAGTTTGGCGAAAGTCAAGCAAGCCCTTGGCTTCAATGTCAGGAAGGTTTCCGGCTGTATCATTTCCCACTCTCATGGAGACCACTCGAAATACGCCAAAGATTTTGAGTTTGTGTTTCCTGTGTTTGCCAATAGTGACGTACTTGAAAAGAAACCCCTCAAGAGAACGACTGAAATCATGCCTGATAAGGGGTTCATGGTTGGTAACTTCAAAGTGTATCCGTTCCCAGGCGCCCATGATGTTCCTGTTCTTGGATTCCTAGTCAACCATCCGAAAATCGGAAACTTGGTTTTTATCACAGATACGTTTCTGTGTGGATACCATTTTAAGAACCTCAACCATATTTTAATTGAATGTAATTATTCTGATGCAGCTATGGCTGTAAGTATCGCCAACGGTGTCACCCATCCAATGGTCGCTGAAAGAGTAATGGTTTCCCACATGGAATTGCAGACCTGTAAGAATTGGCTTAATGCTGAAGACTTGACCAATGTTTACAATGTCTTGTTGGTCCATATGTCTGAAAAGAACGCAGATGAGAGTGAGTTCCACCAAGTTATCGCAAGTGCGATAGGCAGGCCGGTTGCCATCGCAAGACCAGGAGTAAAGTTGAACGTAACCAATCAGCCGTTTTAATATGGGATTCATGATGAATAAAACACAATTTAAAACCATTTATTTTGTCATGATGTGTGCAATACCCACATATTTAGTTTATCTTTACCGCAGTAAAAAGCTTCAATCCATCGTCGTGCAAAACGATTTAAGTAATACGGACTCTCGAAGTTCGATTAAGCCTACTCTTTGCAAGGTTGCACACTTGCTTGGGGTAGGCTTTTTTGATTGAATATGGAAATAATTGTAAAGAACACGTTCTTAGGTCTTGTACCCCTGTATGACGAAGATCTCGACAACAAGAAGAAGTTGAAGCTTGATGAGTTTTACAAAGTCAAGGTCACGAAGGTTCGGAATATCAGACTGCTTCGAAAGTATTTTGCTTTGATAAATACTTCTTGGGCGTATCTGAATGAAGAACAGGATGAGTTCTTCCACCACAATAAGGAGATGTTCAGAGAAACAGTTCAAGTAGCTGCTGGATATTGCACTTTGACTTATTCCATCGCAAGGAGGGAATGGCTTGAGAAGCCTGTAAGCATTTCTTTCGACAGCATGGGTGAGTTTGAGTTCAGGGAATTGTATGACAAAGTGAAGGACGTGATCTTCGCTGTCTATCTGAACAAAATAAGCATAGAAGAATTTGAAGCAAATCTGCAAAACTTTTAGAGATGGCAACCAATAAAACAGGATTCATATACTACAATATTGATACCGACCGGTATCAGGATATGCGTATCAAAAGATTGAAGAAACGCCTCAAGAGTGACGGATTAGTTGTTTATGATTATTTGCTGTGCGAGATATACAGGGTGAAAGGTTGTTTCCTTGATTGGAACAATGACCTTGCTTTTGACATTGCCGAGTACTTCAGCATCGATGAGCAAGATGTAATCAATATCGTCAATTATTGCTGTGAGATAGGCTTGTTTTCTGAAGCGACCCTCAAGAAGCACAATGTTCTGACATCGTTTTCTATTCAGAAAAGATTTAAAGAAATGTGTGTAAGGGCAAAGAGAAAAGACGCTATTATTCCTAAACAATACGTCATTCTTCCTGAAGAATCGATCATTATTCCGGAAGAATCGATCATTATTCCTGAAAAAAATGACAGAGTAAAGTATAGTATAGTAAATAAAAGTACCCCTATAATCCCCATTGGGGATCCACCCGATTTTGATGCAATTGATTTCAATGCTCTTGGAGCGAATTTCAACACTAAGCTCGGCCAGATTTTGCCCAAAGTAACCCTGCCGATGTCACAGGCAAGAAAGACCGCAGTGAGGGCAAGAATCAAGGAACATGGGAAGGACGGTGTAAAGGAGATGCTGAACATCGTCCTGAACTGCCCGATGTTGTTGGGTTACAACGACAGGGGTTGGCTGGCAAGTTTCGATTGGCTTTTCAAGTCAGCGAATTTCACAAAAGTAATCGAAGGTAATTATTTGAAAAATGAAAGAAATGGAAATACTACCGCAGTTGGCAATAGCCCAGATACGTCAGTCAGGAAAGGTGCCTACAGAGATGATGCCCAAGGACGCAGAGCAAGCGTTGAGAATCTTAAAAACCTTGCCATTGCAATATTATCAAGCGATGCACCCTAAAACCATTGAAGATGTCTTCAGCAGCCCTACCTGCTCGATAGCCAAATTCAAGGCCGAAGCAGGAGAAACGAAGGCCAAGGCACTGATGGGTTACATTCTGACAGACACCGTTCAGGCTTTCAACGTAGGCAAGACCATGAACGACATTCAGATTGCAAGGACCGCAGACCTGATATTGGATGAGTTCTATTTTCTGAAGCCCGATGATTTCAGGCTTTGCTTCGATAGGGCCTTGATGGGCAAGTATGGCATCGCTTACGACAGGCTCGACACTCAGATTGTCTTCGGTTGGTTGTACAAGTATTGCACAGATCGGGCAGACAAAGCTGATGATGCAAGTTATCAAAACCATATCCGGTGCAAGGAGACCAAGACGATTGACGAACAACCACTTAGAAACATTTATACAAAGGAAAAATGACTGAAGAAATTAAACAGCCCGTTCAGGCCAAAGTACCGATAAACGCAGATGAAGTAAGAGAAAAATTCAAAACGTTTTTGGACATCGTTCATGACGAAAGGTTCTGTGTGATTTTGGACTCAGAGTTGGAAGGAACAGTAAAGGAAAGGTTGTCACTCAAAGCCGGACTCGCCAAAGACAAGAGATTGAGACGGACAACTTTCGACAGAATGCACGAGAGGGGATTGACGAACAGCACTTTTATCAAGTCTGAGTACCTGAAGATCAGTAGAAATGAAGTTTCAGGCCTACCAAGTGTCTTGAGAAACTATGTTGTCTACATCGTCAGCCAGGTGGCAAAGATGACTGTCAATTCCTACGTTCGCTATGAGTAAAGTGTTCCTTTCAGGGAAGATAGAAGGTGCCAGTCAGAAGCAGATAGGACTGTTTTACACAGCAGAAGCGATGTTGATAAAGGAAGGCTTTGAAGTGTATAATTCAGCCAAGTCTGACAACACTGAGAAATGGGAATTAAGGCTTGGGAAATGCCTGCCTGAACTTGAGAAGTGTGATTCAGTCCTGATGATACATGGCTACAACTCCCACCCCGAACCAAGGTCATTAATGATGATTGCTAAAAGTATTGGGATCTCAGTAAACTTTCAGCCGGCTCTTGAAGAAGATGAGATGAATAGAATCATCAAGGTAATTGAAGATGTTGTTGGCATCAACAATATCAAGTCAGCATCAAGGGAAGTTGCATACACAGCAGGCAGGGCAATATTGGCGAACTACTGTAAGGACAATCTTGATATGCATCACAATAACATCGCTGCCATTGTTGGTCGGAGACCATGTAGCATTTACAATATGCTTTACACTTATGACAATTGGATGGCATCATGGCCTGAATTTCGGGTATTCGTTAAGCAGTTTAAAAAATCAATATAATGCAAGAGTTCATTTTTGAAAATAAGTAACCAATAAAAACAAAAGTATGTCAGTAAATCGCGTAATTTTAGTCGGAAATGTGGGCAAAAATCCCGAAGTACGTTACCTTGACGGAGGAACAGCCGTTGCTTCCATAACCCTTGCAACAACAGAAAAAGGGTACACCACCAAAGCAGGGGTCGTAATTCCTGATCGAACCGAATGGCACAATCTTGTAGCTTGGCGAGGACTTGCGGAAATCGCAGAAAAGTACATCAAGAAAGGCAGTCAGCTGTATGTCGAAGGAAAGATCGTCACCCGCAAATGGGAGAAGGACGGAGTTGCTCAGTACAGAACCGAAATCCTTGCCGATGTCATTCAGATGCTTGGCAAGAAGCCTGAAGGTGGTTACAACCCCGAAGAATCAACCTACTCAGGTGGCGCACCCAAACCTGACAATGCAGCTACGAAGGATGACTTCGCTCACTCAGATGGCTCGGAAGGTTCCGATGACCTGCCCTTTTAATGTGGGGGCAGAGACAACAACCAAAATCAGACAAAAGTAAAAAAGTTGCAAGGCTCGATGAAATATTCTCAAAGTTTATCAGGAAAAGGGATACGATGGAAGGTTACGGCAGATGTATCAGCTGTGATGCTATGGTCACTTTTAGCACCTGTGATTGCGGACACTATGTTAACAGGAAGCATATGTCCACAAGGTTCGATGAGTTCAACTGCAACGCTCAATGTGTTCCATGTAATCGGTTCGATGAAGGCAATATCCAGGGATATCGCAGAGGACTGATAAAAAAGATAGGCTTGAAGGCGACAGATATGCTTGAAATCAAAAAGCATAATATCTGTCGCCTTTCGCTTGTAGAGTTAGACTTGCTAATCGTATATTATAAGAAAAAGTACAAAGAACTATAGGACTTGGATAAAACGGTCCAAGTTTTTAGGTTGAGTTGATTTTTTGAAATTTGAGCGCTTGCGCCTTCAGGCGTATGTGGCTTAGCTGGTGTTAGCTGCAGGGCTTTTTTGATGAATAGTTTGAGATCCCTTAACGCGCAATAAAGCTAAAAAAGTCTGAGTTGGTTCTCTTTTTTTGGATAGAAAACTCCAATAATAACAAATGGATTCCTACCTCTGCGCATATGCCATTCCTTAGTTGTCCCCAGAAATAAATAGAGATCCTTATTATTAAAAAAGTTTGATTCGTATTGCTCTCTAACTTTCTGCAAGGCTCTTTCTTCATCACCATCAGAAGATCTCAGGCAATTCCAATATAATGCTCCGATTTCCCAATCTTCAATCATTAAACGACTTATCCTACCTTGAGAATCTTTAAATTTATAGAAAAACTTATATGGTATTTTTGAAATTATTTCTCGTTGAGAACCTTCTTCTGTTTCTCCAAAATTAAGTTGAAGTTGCTTGAACTGCTCTCTCCATTCTTTTTTCCATTCCCGATCGTCTTCTTCAATTTCAAAGCTAATAAATTGACTTGGTTTAAAAGTCGCAAGTGAAATATTACTAGGTGCTTGAGAGTCAGCAATTAGTTGTGATATTTCAGTATAAACATTCTGAGTACAGAACTTTTTTCTTTCCGCCCAATTATTCTCAGTTCCAATATCGCCATGGACTATGATATCTTTAAATGAATAATCGGTTGGAGAATGACTCTCTGGGCGAAAATCATCAGTTCTTCTTTTTAAATCAACCTCAATCCAGTTGTACTTAAATGTTTTAACTTTTCCATCCTTTCTTAATCCTTTCAAAAACTGTAATGGCACAGGATATATACGAATCCAGTCACCATTTTCTGTTACTCCAGCCGTACAAACCAATTCATCATAACTTCTCGAAGGCAATGGGTAGGTTGTGACAGTTATAAGTAGCTTGATTAATGCCATCTTAAATGTGTCTCAGTTCGTATTTAAATCCGGGTAATCCTACAATTGCATCGGCTAAATGTTTCCGGTGACATTGGCATACGTTTGCCTCAAAACAAGTTAATGCAACACGTTTCCTTTCAATTAACAAAGCCAATAATGCTTCTTGCTTTTCTTTTGTTTCATTCAAAGTACTTGAACGATATAAAGCAAACAAATTATTGTAATCCAATTGGGTATTTAACTCTTGCCGCTTATCCGAATCTATTCCAAAATCGGGAATGTGAACATATTCAATCCCAAGACCTTCACAAGCTTTTTTCAATTGGACTTTGCTAAAGCCGAACTTCATACTTATAGGATTTTTACGAACATCACAAAGAACATTAATATCATTCAATATAAGCTTGTTCAAATATTCCTCTAAGCTAACACCCTCGTATCCAATAGTATATAAAATCGTCTTATTTGATATTGGTCGTGCGTCTAAAACCAACTTGTATTCTGAATCACTAAGTCTGTCTTTAGCAATTGTGCTATTAACAGCATAATAAGGGTACTTCAAATAAGTAATCTTTATAAGCTCATCTGCACTTTTATTACCATAAAGTGATTTAACTTTATTAATAGCTTGTTTGTCATTTTCCTTCAAACTTGAAAAATAATTATCAGAATCTGTTTTAATCCAACAATTATTTTCAGATTTAACCTGATTGTATTTTATCATTGTTGTCAAGTCTGCATTAGCTTGAAAGGAATAACAACCAAATTTATAGGGTACAAAAAAGTAATCAGGTTTTTGTTGATATTTAGCAATTAACAATAACAATTTTTGCAAACTTATTTTGTCAAGCTTGTTATTAAATGTCTCTAATAGAGCCAATAAGATCTTACGTCTATAATACATATTGCAAAAATACGAAAATGTAATAATCTTCTCTTGGTTTTTGATGTTAAAATTAACGAGAAGACTTCATGAAACGGGTTCAACCCTTGCAGCTAACGGGTAGCTAGGGCGCGTACGCCTTCAGGTGCATGTGGTTTGGGTGGTGTTATGGAGCGTTTTTTTAATTCTTTAAATGCTTTTGAATTAATGCCAATAATTGATCTTTATCAATGGGCTTTGCGATATAATCGTTGCAGCCCGCTTCAATTGCCTTTTCTCTGTCACCTGACAGTCCAAAAGCTGTTTGTGCTATTATGACAACGTCCTTGTTGAATTGACGGATTTGTCGGGTTGCTTCATAACCATTCAA